GTTAAAACAGCGAATAACGACAGTTATACACCAGGACAAATAATATGGCTAAAACAATTACTGACATCTTAAAGGAGCAGACAAAAGATATTCTTTCCGAAGAAGTACTCGGCGAGATTGAAACCGCGTTTAATGAAGCGATCGAGCAGCGCGCCGAACTTCACGCTGAGGCCGCCCTGGCTCGCCAAGACGAAGATCACGCGACGAAGGTCGAGGAGCTCTTAGAAGCTATCGATACCGACCATACTGCTAAATTAGATCGTATTGTTGAGGCTATCGATAATGATCGCGCCCTAAAGCTCGCTGCCGTTGTTCAAAAGTACGAAGATACATTGAATGAGAACGCCGATACATTTAAAGAAGGCGTTATTAACAAGATTAGCGATTACTTAGATCTCTATCTTGAAGAAACTTTCCCACAAGGAATGCTTGAAGAAGCTGTTAGCAATAAGAGAGCAGGTAATGTTCTTAATGAAGTAAGACAGCTTCTTGGAGTAGACATGGCATTAGCCAAAGATACTATTAAAGACGCCGTATTAGACGGCAAACTTCAAATTGATGAAGCTTCTCAAGAGATTGGTGCTGTTAAAGCCCAAAACAGTCTATTAAGCGAAAGAGTCACTCAATTAGAAGCTGCACTAGTTCTTGAGCAAAAAACTCGTGATCTAGACGAAGGCAAAGCAAAGTATGCAAGAAACGTGCTCGGTAATAAGCCAGCTCAGTTTATTGTTGAAAACTTCGACTATACCATGAAGTTGTTTGATAAGGAAGCAACAAAAGAACTAGAAGCTCTGAGAGAAGAGGCTACAAATTCAACAGACGTCGTAGATCGACCAATCGTTGAGAGTGTTGAGCCCGTTAGTGAATCTGCTATGAAAGATGAAGCAGATCCAATGTTTAACCATTATATGGGTGAGCTTGGCAAGTATTAATTTTTAACCCGCTTATTTGAGGTATTGAAACATACCTGATTATCTGTAAAAGGAGAAAAAACGTTATGGCACAAATTAGACCAACACAGTCCTATATCGATCAAGACCGTGCAGGAGCACTGTTAGAAAAATGGAGTCCAGTTTTGGATTACACATCTAACAATGTTGCACCGATTGAAGAAGATCATAATCGTCTCAACACCGCTATCCTCTTGGAAAACCAAGAACAGTGGTGCATAAAAGAAGGTACAAACTCAGCTGGTGAAGGCGGTTCCTTGGGTGCAACCCATGGTACCGACGCACAGTTTAACGGCAACGTTAACGGTTCAGCCACTGATTTGTACGCTACTGGCGATGCACGTCTTCCTAAAATCTTGATTCCGATGATCCGCCGTACATTCCCTGAATTAATCACTAACGAAATCGTTGGTGTTCAGCCAATGTCCGGTCCGGTAGGTCTTGCGTTCGCACTACGCTATAAATACGAAGGTGACGGACTAGGCCCAGGTGGCGTAGACGGCTCTGCCGCCTCTGCTGCAGCCAACACAGGAGGCCATACGGCCGCCAGTGATGGTGATGAGCTTGGTTACAACACCCTCGATACTCGCTTCACAGGTACCTCTTCCGCTAGATTATCTGGTGGACCTGGACAGTGGTCCCAATCTGACGTTGACAAGGGCGTTGCACAGTTGCTCAAAAATTATGAGCTTACTAGCAAAATCCCTCAAGTTGTCGTTAGCTTTGAGAAAACCGCTGTTGAGGCTGGTACCCGCAGATTGGCCGCCCGTTGGTCAGTAGAACTTGAGCAAGATCTTAAGAACATGAACGGCATTGACATCGACACCGAGTTGACGAACGCTATGAGCTATGAGCTCCAAGCTGAAATCGATCGTGAGATGATAATGCGCATGATCCAGGTCGCTCTTGATGCTGGCAATGGAACAGGCTTCTCTGTATGGAGCGCTGCTAGTGCTGACGGTCGTTGGATGGCCGAAAGAAACCGTGACTTCTACCAGAAACTCATCGTAGAGGCAAATAGAATTGCTGTACGTAACCGCCGTGGTGCTGCCAACTTTGTTGTTGCAACACCTCGCGTTTGCGCGATTCTTGAGATGCTACCTGAGTTCAATGCTATGCCTATTAACGGAAACGTTAGTACCAACCCTGCGGTTGGAGTAGCTAAGGTAGGTAATGTCGGCGGTCGATTCAACGTTTATCGTGACACCCGTACTGAAGGTCAGTTCGAACAAGGTGATCGTTCAGCTCGTCTAGAGTATGCCCTATTGGGCTACAAAGGACCTGAGTTCTACGACACCGGTATCGTATACTGTCCGTACATCCCTGTCATGGTACAACGTACCATCGGTCCAAACGACTTCGCCCCCAGAGTTGGCTTACTAACACGTTATGGTGTAGTAGACAACATCTTCGGAGCGAAACTGTACTACCACGTAGTTATCGTAACCGATCTTGGAACTGCATTTACGCCTGGTAACCAATCTGTTTACCTGGGTTAATTGTAATTATAAGACACAAAC